TACTTTAGTAGGAGTTATAAAATTATCAAAATTAAGTATTGATAAATTTATACTTTCATCTTTAGTAGTTATAGTTTTATTAGTATTATTATAATTAATTTTAGCAATTAAACTAGCATACATATAATAATTTGATGGTAACTCAAAGTAATATCTTTGAGTTACACTATCATAATAACAAGTAGGATTGCAAGTACGTTTTAAAGATTTAACACTATCGTAATTATTAGTAGACTCTTCAAAACCTATTTTAATAGGATTAAGTCTAGTAGATAATCTAAGTTTCAATACAGTTTGTATAGCATCATTCAACACCATATCATACTGTTGTGGAAATATAGCAGTTTTACGATTACTATTTTGTTGTTGTATCCTAGCATCTAAAGCTATATGTAATGATGCTACACTACTATACATTTTATTATTTCTTTAATGATTTATATTTACTTTCAAATTTAGTAACTTCCCCTTTGTTTATAGGATTTTTAAAATAAAGAATTGCACCATCCATAGTTTTACCAACAATTATTTCAGTATTACTAGAATCTACAATAGCATTATCAATATTAACACTTAAAACATTTAGTTCAATATACTTTTTAATAGTTGCTTGAAGTTCAAGTTCTTTATTCTCAGCTATTTCTAAAAAATCACTTGAATGATTATTAGCATAACTAAATAATTCAAGATATATATCTTCTTTAGACATATCCATAACATCTTCAAAAGGAATAATATTCTGTAGAATAGCAATATTCTTAAGAATATCTTCACCATTGTCTTTAGCACGTAAAGCAATCAGTTTGTTAACAGCCTTAGATTGAGCATCTGCATTTGCCAAAAGTCTAGTTCTAGCAATTTTTTCATCATATAAGAAAAATCTTATATTAGGAGATTTATCCGCATCTTCCGGTTTATTAGCAACTTGAGCAGAATTAATAGCAACTAACCAATATAAAAAATCACGAGCATTAGTATATCTAAAATACATGTGATAATCTGTAGGATCAATTTCTTTATTTTTTAAAATATGTTGAGCAAGATTTTCTTCTGTAATATCTTTATCTACTTTATAATCTTTAATATACTTAGCAATACGTTCTTTACGATCAGGATTACCTACATCAAATATAGAATTTAAATCAAGTATCAATCCACTAGAACTAATAGGAATTTGAATAGAAGATACCCAATCTAGTTTTTCATGTTCCCATTCACTATTCTTATTATTGTTTCCAATAATAATAGGTAGTACTTCATCTAGTAAAGTTGGATTAGATAATAATTTATTAACTATAGTTTTAGTAGTTCCAAGACTTCTTACTTGAGTATTATAAGCAAGTTTATTTATAGATTCAAATATACTTCCTGCAAGTTTATATTTGATTGTTATTGTTTTTTTAAGTGTAATCATTTCAGCAACATTTAGTTTATTAGTACTTTAAATAGTTGATTTATATTAAGCTCTACGCATAATGAAAGATGTAGTAGCATTCAAGATATTAATACCCTGTGAAGTAATAACTTCATAAGATGCAACATCCTTAGTATCACTTAAGATATTACCTTGACTAGCACCCCATTCAGCAGGTAGTTCAGCCATACCTTTATATATACCCATCTTAAATTCACGACCTTGTTCGTAAACCATTTGAATATTACGAGAATCACCAAAGTCATCATTAGCAACGAGTGAGTGATCAAGACATACAGCAGTATATGAATCATATGGTAAACCATCAATAGTATCACCATTCTTTTTCTGTAATTCAGCAACAGAACCTTCATCAAACATATTAACCACTTTGACAGTAAATATAGTACCATCTAAAAGTTTGTAACGATTAAAATAAGCACCATAAGAAAGATAACCATCAGTTCCATTACCAATAACTTTATCTCCAAGAGATTGAAAATAGTTATTAAATTTAGAATCACGTTCTAATGATTTACTAAATTCACGAGCAAATCCTTTACCACAATAAAGTACTTTTTCACCTTTAGAATCACCAATACGATTACTATTAACATGATCATGAATCATATCAAGTAATGAACGAGTAAAGTTAGAATAACTAAAATCATTACCAGCAGCTTCTAACTGTTCGAAAACTCCTGCACCACGTGGAATAGGTTCATTTGATTGAGGATCTTTCAAAGTAACATTACCATTAATATCACGATTATAACGAGAACGCCATAAATCTTCTTCTAACAGTTGTTTACGTTGAAGTTCCCATTTCTTCATCTGATAAGGTATCCACTTGTTATATTTGTGAATAGTGCCATTTTCATCTTTAATATCAAATTCTATATCCAATACTTTATTAGAGATGTTACCTGCAATATTCTGAGAAAAACGATGAAAACCAAACTGATTAGTAGCTTCATTAAATGAAGATTTATTATCACGAGTACCATCAGATTTACTAGCAGCAATTGTAGGAGCTTGTAATGCCCAAAATTTACCAGCAGCAAAATTAGCAACATCAATACCTACACCCGTTTGTGATACAAAAGTATATTGATAAGTACCACGACCAGTAGGAACACCTTCCGTTTGTACACGAACTAATGAACGACCATCAGGAGCAACAGCACCATATTGATATGGAAACCAATTATCTTGCATTTCTACAATAATTGCTCCACCATTTGAACCAACTAATCCATTAACAGCAGTTGTAACTAATCGTTTAATTGGAGATGTAAGTTTTTCACGACCTATAATTTTCCATTTATACTGTGTATCAGCACCATTTAAAGGACGTTTATTAATCTGTCCCATCTGACCTTCTGTCATAGTAAGTAAAGGAAACTTATCACTATCATGTCCCCAAAGATGTGTGAATGCTTGATTAAGAGTAGGAGCATTCATTAATTTAAAATTCAAAAGAGTATTTTCATCATTATACGTTGATGAATCATACTGTACACTTCCAATTTCCCTCATTGTTGTAAGTTTTTAATTGTTATAAAAAGTAATAATATTATTACTTTATTTGATTATAATTTGAGCAGTACCTTTACGAACTTGCTCTTCTATATTAGTTGCAGGTTTAGATGAAACAGGTTTACCATTAGTCATTTTAATAATAGACTTAGCATTTTTAAGACGTATAACATTAGTAAGAGTTTGTTCTAATGAAGAAATATCTCCACCAGTAATATTCTTAATACCTTGAATAAGAAATTGATTAGTATCAGCTAATCTATTATCTTCATCAATTTGTGCTTGTGTCTTATAACCGTTATTTGTTTCTATATCATTATAGAAGTATGCAAATAAATCTTGTCGTGTAACACGAGTAGGTTTACCATTAACCTCTACTTTTAAACCTTCTTTAGGAAGTAATAGATTTCCTATTTGACCAGTTTTAATAATTTTATCATATAAAGAATCTTTAACACCTAAATCAATAAGTTGTCCTTTATTATCAACAGCAGCACCATAATAATTATTTATAACTTGTTGTTGTTGACGTTGAGATTCTTTTTGAATAAGTAATGTTTCTTTATCTTTTATAGCTTTATTAGTCTTAAGTTCTTCTAAAGCCTCAAGAGCATCAACTCTTAAAGTTTCATCATTCTCAGAAAGTTTAATAAGTCTATCAATAGTTTTAGAATCATTACCAATTGCTTCATAATGATCTCTAAGAATTGTTTTTAAAACATCAGGAGTAGTTGTTTCATTAATAGTAATTGAATTATAATCTGTCTGTTTAACATAACCTTCTAAACTACCATGTTTAGATTTATATGAATACATTTCTGCTAAGTCAGGATTATCACCAAATAAACTATCAATAGCCTCAGCTTGTCCTTGTTGATAAAATTTGTTTTTTACGTAAACTTCTCTTTCAGCTAAACCTTCAACACCATCTTTAAATAAAACTGGTTGACCGGCATCATCTAAAAGATCAATTCCCGATACTTGTGAAATTAGTTGATGTATATCATCAACAATAGGAGTTTTATCATCTTCAGTTGAACTAGTAGCTATCTGTTCAGCTGTATAAACAATGACTCCATCTTTAGTGGCATTACCATCAACATCAAGAATATAATCAGAAATACCATTACCATCTTCAATTTGAACTACAGTTCCACTAGTGCCATTAGAAGGAGTTGGTTCAGGAGTTTGATTAGGAGTTGGTATATTTTCTGGAGCAGGAGGAGTTTCAATAGGATTTATAATAGGTATTGTAGGTTTAACGCCTTCAGTTTTAATTGGAGTTAAACCTTCTATTATTATATCACTACCACCATTACCATTATCAGGATTAGCTTCTTCACATTTAGGATTATTAAAATAATTGAATTTCATAACATTTTACTTTAGTATAAGTTTATAATGTAAAAATAGTTATAGTTTTATACATATACAATTATTATATGTATGTATTTAAGTATTACTTATTACTTGATGGTTTCTTCTGTGCAAGATTATCTGCATGTTTCTTTTTCTCAAATTCAAATTTAGCACGAGCTAAAGAAAGAACTTCTTGTTGTTGTTGATTCCTATTAATAGCTTCACCATAAGTTTCATTTTCATCAATATAACCATTACCATTAGTATCAACTTTTAAACGTTGTTCCCAAACAAGTAATAGACCTTCTTGTTTAATAAGTTCTAATTCTTTTTTACCGTCATTTTCTAATTGAATCTTTTGAATTTCAAAATCTCTAGTATCTTTAAGACCTTGTTGTTTCATTGCTTCAATTTGTTGAGCAGATTGTTGTTTAGAAAGTTCCATTTGTTGTTCATAAACTTTCTTAGCTTTAGCAGCATCCTCAACTTTAGATTTAAGTACTTGAAGATTATCATTCATAATAGCTTCTGTAGCTAATTCAACATCTCCATTTTGAGAAGCACTAAAAGCTACATCTTTCATAGCTTTAAGTTTTTCATCAAGCAATCTACTATTACCAACATTAATACCAATGTTAAGTGCAAAATGTTCTAAAGGATCAACTTCAATATATTTACTTTCATTAGTTGATTCATCTACATAACTACCTTGCTTACCATTAGCCCAAGCTATTTTACTATAATCATAATTAGCTAGATAATCACTACTACGAAATAGATTAAACATTTCAAGTGACCAATTACCACTAATAGAAGATTGAGCAAGACTTTGTTCAGTAACAGACTTTCCTTGATAAGCTGCCTGATTCCCCATTCTGCTGGGTGTCATATTTGCCACTTCCCAGGCATCTAGTTTGAGTTTATCTAATAAGCCGGACAATGTATTAATATAATTGTACGTTGCCGTAGTAGCCACTTCCTTCATTGCTTGCAAGGCATTCACATTAGTAGTTGCATCATTAATAACTAAAGTACTTTCAGCATTCATATTAGCAAGACGTTCCTCTGTAGACATTTCAGGATCATCACTAAGAGCACTTTGAGGAATAATTAAAATAGATTTCCATTTATTAATAGCACGTTCTATTTGATAATGATATATTCTAGCAAGAGCAATATATGGAACCATCCTAAAAGGAATAGGTTTAGGACTACTATCAGCATGAATATAACTCATGCCATTATAAGGAGATTTACAAACATTTAAATTAGTAAAATTTTCTCTTTGAATATCAATAGGTCTAACTTTAGTATAAACACTTTCAAAATTATTAGAACCTTGAGAATAACCAATAATTTCACCTTCATATAATTGTTGTAACCAATCTACTTTAATACTAATATCTCCATTAGTAAGATCTAATTCATAATTTTCATCTACTATAGTTTCTTGTATTTCACCAACTATATTTTGATAAGTTAGATATCCAACTTTAACTTCAGTTTTAAAAACATAATGTGCAATCTTAACATCATTAGTATTTCCAAAACAACTATTATGAGTGATCATATCATTCATCATACTACTTTTAGTAATATAATCATCTTCTGTCATTCCTTGTTCAAGTAATCTACTTTTAAGTAAATTAGTAGTACCAGTTTCAACTGTGCGTTTCTCAGTAAAAGTTTTTAAATAAGCAATATCTGTAGGTTTTAAAAGTTCTGAATAAATATCTAATACTTGATATAAAGTTCTATTAAATATTCTAACTCCATATTCATCATCTTCAACATAATGATTACCACTAGGTACTCTATAATATTCAAGAGGAGAAACTATTTCAAATATAACATTTTCTTTATGTATTTTTCTATAAGTATAACATTCTTCTGTAGCCCACCAATAATAATATAATTGATTATATTTAAGTTTAGCATCAATAACATTATTAAGAAGATCTAATCTACCTTGAGCATCTTCCGTACGTCTATCATTCCAAGTATCTATATGATCTTTAAGTAATTGATCTAAATCAGGAGTTTCTTTAGATTGTTGTCCAGTTTCAATTGTTTTATTAAGTTCATTAATAATCATTTGTTGCATTACAGCAATTAATTTATCTCCATATTCTTTATTTCTAAAAAATATACTATTGGGATCATCAGTATAAACTTGATAATTATTATATGATGAAACAAATTCTCCAAGATATTTATCTTTAATAGGTTGTAACCAATCTATCTCTCTAAGATCATCAAGTATAGATTCTTTAGTACTATCCTCTTTAAGACCATATGTCTTAAGAACATATTCATACATTTTCTTATCTATATAACCATTAGCCATATTTAAAAAATCAGCAGTACGAGTTTTATCATTACAAGATATAGCTAGTTGTACTACATAATCTGCCATAGATTTTGTCCATTTAGCAGATTGTTTAGTTTTAAAAGAAACTCTTTGATCAGGTAGAACATTGTTTAAATCAGTATTAAATCCTGCCATATTATTTACGTTTTAGTCGTTGAGCTAAAGATTGTTTATTAGTAGTATTTTTAAATAGATTTGCACGTTTAACAAATTCATCTTTTCTAAATTCATACATAGCAAGTAACATAGTAGATATTCTATCAAAATTTCCTGTATCTGTATATTTCTGAAATTCTAAACATAAAGGTAAAGAATAATTATCTTGTAACCTAATAATTATTTCTCCATCTATTGTATTACCTATGACTTCATTATTAAAGTTTTTAATCATAGTTAAACCATTAAGTTTTTTATCTCCATCTCCAATAACCATACCATAACTAGTAGCAAGAGCTAATTGAATATTACTACCATCATACCCCGAAGGATCTTTAAGTAGTTTATCTTGTACTTTCCATAATTTAAAATTAGGAATAGTTTCACCTCTATTAGATTCTACAAGTACTCCACAATTCCAACGATAACATGCATCAAGCATTAATCTATCATTGTCTTTCATAGTATTTAAACGACCTGCATATTCTGCAACTAAACGTTTACCACCATAAGACACTCTAGTATTATCTCGCATCCATACTTGAAAAGAAAATAGAGAATGTTTATCTGTAATTTCAGTTCTAAGTTTATCTACACCATAAGGATCACATGTAATGAAATATAAATCTTTAGGTACAACACCATTTTCATCTATAAATGGTTGATAGTATTCTCTAACACATCCATGCACATCAGTAGCATTAGTATGAGGAACAGATAATATAAAATCATGCCAACCATCAGAGAATATATTTTGTCTAATACATTCATCTTTATCTAAAAATTTAGTTACTCCATCAATTTGTACATACCAACCATCAGTATAAAATTTCTTAGTATGATCATTTTTTAAATCACTAACATGTATATTTAATGTAGGAGAAGCAAATAGATTTTCAGTAGTATTAATAAAAGCTTCGCTAGGTTTATTAGCACGTTGAGCACACCATATTATAAAATCATCATTAGCTTTAGATTTTTTAGCAATTGCTTTAGCTTTATTAAAACTAACTATAGAACTAAATAATAAAGAATTACCATCCTTAATATAAGGTTCATAATTCCAAACATTAGGATGAAAGAATCCACATGTTTCATGACGTCTATCATCATCCCATATATTCTCAAAACAAATACCATTAATAGAAAGTGGATTATAAAATATAAATTCAAAATGTTCCCAATTAGAATTTTTAGTACCACCAGTACCCCATATATTTAATCCTCCAACACTAAGTTCACCTGATTCATTATTAGACATTGTAACTTGAATGAACTCTTTAAGATGAGGACATTTACCAGCTTCATCAACATCTATGCTAATACCTTTTTTACCTACAGCAGCAGAAGTATTATGACCAATAGCATAAGATAATAATTGACTTTGATTACCAAAAGATATATTACCTTTATTACGAAGTTTATAACCTAGTTGAATACCATCCATTGCTTCACTAAGATAACCTCTATGCCAATAAGTTTTTGTTTCAAACCAATCGAAACATTGTTTAGCCATATATGTAAGTGCTCCTCTATCAGTAAGATAATTAAGTAAATCAGCACAAAATATAATAGTTAAGTTATCAGTAAGATTTAAAGTATTAGCTGCTTGATTACCACGTTTATAAGAATACCCTTTACGACGAGCTTTAGCAATTGTATTATTAAAATTATTAATAGCAGTAAATTTAAAAACTTTATATGCCCAATAATCACCATCCCAAAATCTAGGAAATCCGGCAATAGTATTAACAGCATGTAATCCTTGAGAATCTAATTCCTTACGTTCTTGTTCATTAGCAGTACGTTCTATTCTACCATAATTAAGATATGAATAATGATCTCCTGTAATATGTATTTTTTCAATAAGTTCTTCTTGTCTAGCAGGAGTAGTTTTGGGGTTAAAGTATTCGACTATATTCTTTCTAGGAAGTCTACATTTAGCAGTCATTCCAGCTTTTCGTCTATGTGTTTCTCTGCCCCAAAACTTTTTATATTCTATACTATTCTTATCAGCTAAAGTATATTCACCATGTTTAGTATAAAAATCTGCAACTCCTGTAAACAAATATGTATTAACAAATATAAAATTTATATCCATTAAAAAACCACCACTATTACCAACTAAAAAATCATTATCTAAATCAATATATTCTTTATTAGTTTTAGGATTAATTGTATCTTTGACTCTAGGATAATTAGATTTATCTTCAAGTATATAATTGACAAATGGTATTGAATTATCTTTATCACTAGTATCATAATTCCAATTTTCTTTAATCCATTCATTACTCTTCGTCAACGATATAAGATTCAATTTCTCTATCTCCGTCCATACTTGGTCTATATTCATTTGAACCTCTAATTACTTGTGAGTTATTGTTCTGTTTTTCTATAAGATTTTTAAGAGTATCAATATCACCAGGAATACTTTTAATAGTTTTCATAACTTTAGAAACCATATCTGAAACATCAATAGCATTACCATCTTTATCTTTAAACTCATCACGTTCAAGATTATTTAAAGTATCAATATAATTCTCTAAACTTCTAGTAGAAATATTCAATGCTTTAGTAGCCATACTAACTAATCTATTAATACCATCAAATTCTAAATCTTCTTTAACAAATTTAAGAATTTCTTTATGATTTAAAGGAACATGATAATCTCTAGGAAGTTTAGTTTGACTTAAGGCATATATATGAGAATCTTTAGCATTTAATCCATTCTTAATACAATATCCCGAAGGAGAAGTTAAATAATCAATATATTTAAAGTATTCTTTAGATAGATATTTAACTGTAGAAGTATCTTGTTGATATACTTTAGCTAGTAAAGGATATTTCAATAGCTCTTGCAGATTAAGAACTAAATTATCTGTATTGTCTATATACCATATATGTATCATACAAGTATTTCATTATATTGTTTAATTGCTTTCTCAACTTCACTAAATAAATATTCCATTAGATAAGCATTATTTTCATCACCAAAATTAGTTTGTCCAATATGTTCATATAAACGTTGAACTAAATGTATAAGTTCATGAACTATTAATTTACCATTAGGAACTTCTTCAAAAGCAACTATTAAAGAATATACATTAAGTTCTTTATGTATAATTCCTCTATATACTTTAGCATCAGATTGATCCCAATTATCATCAGTCATCAATCTATCACCATCATTAATAAATTGATTAAGTGTTTCATGAATATCTTCACCTATATGAATATATAATTCTATAGGATATATATGTTGATCTATTTTATATAACATAATATGTTTAAATTTATTTGATCAATTCTGTCGAGTATGATATTCCCTGGTAGGGAAAGGGTGATCAGAGATTCGGTTAAGAATTAGTTACAACTTTAGTTCTTTTCTCAGTACAATTAGTATATCTGTGAATAACATTTTCAGGAGTATTACTAAAAGTACAATTACAATCTCCCATATAATTATAAAGTATATTCATATTATTTATTATTAGGATTATGCCAACGTTCTTTCATTTCAACAGTTATAGGTATTCCACCACTAGTACCAAAATAATATATAAAATCTTTTTCATTATTAGTCATAATAGAAGTAACTTGTTTTACTAATTTATTAAATGCAATTTTATCTATAGTAATATCATTACATTTAAATGGAGATTGTTTACCATTACATTTTTCCATAATAGTTTATTTTAGAATAGTTATAATAACAAATAATAGAGTAGTAGCAATTCCACCTGTACCAATTAACTTCCAAGTATCTTTAGATTTAATTTCTTTAGATAACTGATTATTTAATTGAATATTTTTAGCATTACTAATAGAATCATTTTTAGCAAAAGCTTTCATATTATCATTAAACTTAATTTCATTAATTTTATAAGTATCAATAATTAATTCATTATCAAAATTAAGTTCTTCAAGTTTATTTTTATCTTGAAATATAATAGCAATAGTTCTATTTTGTTTTTTAGTATAACCTACAATAGTATCATTTCCAATCAAGTAATTCTTTTGAGATAAAATTGGAGATACTATCATCACTAACAATAGTAGGATTAGAATAGTTTTCAATTGTAGTTTCATATTTATTAGTTATTTGAGATTTATGATTATATAATGAATCAATTATAACGTCATTTCTTTTAAGTATAATGTTATTAATTTTAATAATATTCTTTAAAGAATCCACTTGACTATTAGCAGTAGGTTCAGGAATTTTATTATCAATAACTTCTGCAATTTGTATTAATCCATATAATACTGCAAATATACATAAAGCAATAGAAAAATATTTTAATGCAAGTTTTAGCATAGTAGTAGTTTTGTTTGTTGTTCTCTATTATTCATCATGAAGTGATTCATCATTAATTTCACTTGTTGTTCTAGATATGGAAATTTATAAACTTCAACAACTTCTTTCCAATCTTCTCTATTTAAAAACTTTTGTTCAATTGGACGTATATGACAAAGTATAATTCCTTTAAACGTATAACCAAATGTTGTAACTAAATAAGCATATGTAGATAATTGTAAAGCATAATGATTACCTGTACTATCATCTAAATCATTAATAGGATATTGCATCTTATCATTAGTAGATTTCCATTTATCTAAATCAAGTCTACCATCAGGAAGTTTTTCATAATGACCACTTTCAAATTTAATAGGTGCTTTATTAGTTTTCCAATCTAGTATTATAAATTCTAGTGTTTTATGATTAATACAAAGTATATCAATTAAACCACTAATACCATAAGCATCATCATAAACTCCAATTTCAGCATATATATAATATCCTGCTTTAGTAAGTCCAACTATAATATTGAAGATTTCAGGATATTTAATATCAATACCTGTATTTCTAAAATCTTCAATAGTTATTCTACCATAATTATGTTTAGCAATAATTTCATCTAAAGTAGCAATCTTATCGTCTATATAACCATTACCATTACGATTATAACCATTAGCATTCTTAACAGCTTGTTCTAAATATGAATGTTTTTCGGTACCAAACTCACAAGCAGTCTTAGTAGTATCTTCCCATTTAGCAAGAAGTTGTTTCCAAGTTTTACCTTTGTAATGTTCATACTTAGGATGTCTAGGATTCTGTCCAATCTTTTCACAAGCTTTAGCTATACCTTCAAAATCTTTTTTAACTTCATAGTTCTTAATAACTGTTGTAGTAGAAGTATAGGGTATTCCTAATTCATTAGTATATTTATGGGCTTCTTCATTAAAATATATTGTTCTACCTTTAGGTATTAATCTATCTCGTAGTGGAGTTCTCATTGAATGATAATTTAATATTTACTTCTACTATTTTGTTATTAGCTTCTTTAGTTGCAATATAATTATCTAAAATTGGTTGAATATCTTTTCTATGAGTTGTTCCACCATTTTCAATAACTTTCATAATTTCTTGTCTAGCTTGATTAGTTCTTAAATTTCCTAAGCCGGTAATAAGTATATAATCATAATTATCTATACAAGCATTTTCTAAAGATACATATTGTTGATCATAAATATTATTTATTAATTCAACAACACTGGCATTATCTAAACTAGTAAATTGCTCAACCCAATCTTCAAACTGTTTACGTTCAAATTTACGTTTATTTACTGTACTCATTAATGATATATCTTCTCTAATATGAGTAGTAATATTATTAAGTTGTTGTTCAGATAATGCCATATTATATTATAGTTTTTTAGTTAGAATAATAGAACTTGCTTCAAAAGTATAATAACATCTAACTTTATAATCAACACTAGAAAGAGTAGTTGTAAATTTTCTATCTTTAGAATCAAATTTAAAATTCTTAATAACATTATCTAATTCACAAGGATCATTTTCAATAAATATTGCAGTAGGATTACCATACATATTAAATAGTATCATATCTCCAAAAAATAATTCAGGATATTCAATATAAGCTTTATTAGATGCCTTTACAATAGTTTTAGGATTTTTTGCAAGATCTTTAAAAAAGTTATCAACTATATTACTATTAGCATTTTGCTTTTCAGCGGAGAGAGTAGTTAATTGTAAAGTACCAACAGTACCTTCAATACAAACTAATACATGATTATTATGTAATGTAATATCACTACAATAATCTAAAACATTTTCTTTAGTTGTTTCCATACATTTATTTATGTTTATTTGAATACTTCTACAAATGTAATAATTAATTTATAGTACACAACAGGCACGATGTATTAGATTTTAGACCATATATATAAGGTATAATCCAAAAATGTACTAATGTATTGATAAACAGTTTAATAACCTTATATCGACTAAGAATGAACCAATTTGATGATGTTAGGTAAATAAGTATTAATGTTAGTATTATAATTACATTAAGTAATAGTGTAATGATGTTTTAAATTATTATTAAGTTTATTAATCATGAGAGCAGTATAATTATTAATTTAAAACGTTTTAAATTTAGTATGTTTATTAGTATCGAAAGAAGTACTGTTTAGGATGTTTGTATGGATAGTCGAAGTATCTACCATTTGACCCCCACCTCTACTTGAATTTTGAACAACCCCCGCACTTAAATTGGAATCAGAGAAATTATTTCTTTGATTTATTATTAATAATCAATCTATAAAATGAGAAGTAACTGCATTAGTGTTACAACAAACAATGAATGAACGTAATGAAATGATTGACCTAGTAGTAGGTATTGTATGTGT